TGGTTTCTTTACCTGTAGCATCGGCAACCGCTCTCATTAAACTTTCAAGGTCTTCACCTCTCGAACCAGCTTGACCAGAAACATAATCACCTGCCAAAACACCTGAAGTTTGAATTTTTAAAAGAGTTGCATTTTGTATTTCTAATAAACTAAGTTGTTTTTCTGCAATTTGTCGTTCACTTAATTTACTTGTTTCTTGGGCTTTTGTTAATGCCTTATATTCTTCTGACGACTTATCTTGTAATACAGATAAATCTGTAATTGGTTTTTTCAAATCAGGAAGATTTAGACTTATTTGACCATCAGGACCTATTTCAGCTAAATTTGAAACTAATTGTTTAGTATCTTTATCAAGACCCGTAAAATCTAAAGATTCCATTACTTTTTGTTCTTTAGCTGCCTTTACTGCCGTATTTGCCAAGTCTTCATAAGACATACCCAAAGCATCTGCCTGAGCACGTAACCTTCTCATTTCAACACCTGTTATCTTAAACTCACCAGTTTCCTCATTAAACATCACTGCAGATTTTGCAGTATCAATAACGGCATTTTGAAGACCTTCCATGTCATTCTCAGCCATATACATTAATTTGAATGGGTCTGCTAAATCACCAACAGCACCACCCAGTATTTGCATCTCGGCAGCTAAATCTATCGCTTTTTCAGGACTTAATAAATCTGCAGCTAATCCTGTTATCTTTGTAAAGTCCATACGAAGAGCTTGGGCTCTTGCAACCATTCTACCTAAACCTTCAACACCATTTTGGAATCCATAAGCATTTACTAATTTAAGATTATCACCTGTAGTTTTTAAGAATTGACTTACATTAAGACCATAACTTCTCGCAACACCAGCTAATTTTGTTGTTTTTTCAATAGCAGCATCAGTACCTTGTCCTAAGTCTTGAAATCCTGTAACCATACTACCAATTTCTTCAGCAGTAAGGTTAGTTGTTCTTTGTAATGTTACTAAACTTTCTAATTGTTCATTTGTTAAATATGCATTTCTTTGTAGGGCAGCTGATATTGAACTGTATATTTTAACATTATCCTCTAATGTAGCCCCAATGTCAACGGTCTTTTTAAAAGATTCTACTAAACTTTCTTGAATACTTCGTGAGGCTGCACCAACTTGACCAAATACCGTTCTTGCAACTTGTTTTGCTTGATTTTCAACAGTTTTTAAACCTTCAATAAATTCAGAAGGTTTTACGGCATTTAACGCAGCTTGTTGAGCTCTATTTACAAAAGAACCGTCACCACCAGGTGTACCAAAAGGTCCTGTGTTTGCACCACCACCAGTATTATCTTGAAAAAACATTATCTATTATTTAATAATAAATAGATTCTTATTTATTTTTTTGTTTTTCATACATTTCCTGTTTCTTGTCAAAATCCTCAATGATTTTATTGATAAAATATTTTCTTTCAAAAACAGGCATAATTAACATATCACCATAACTAAAGTTAACGTGTTTTCCCAAAAAATAAAATTCGTCTAATTGAACTCTTTTATACTCAGAAGAAAGGTCGAAAAAACTCCGCCCCGAAAGTGACATTAACATTCACTTTTTCTCCTGACGGGGCTAAAATTTGTCTTCTTAAATCAAGACGAGGTTCTGCCAATCTTAATTGTTGTCTGATGTGTTTTGCATCAGAAATTGGCATCTGTGTAATAAACACAGATATATTTTGTTTATTTTCATCACCATCTATACTAACAATCTGTTTTTCTAATTTTTTTGTGGCAATAGGTGCAACCATTCCTTCAGGATATGAAGTTTGTATTTTATCAATTTCCTCTTGTTCTCCAATATTTAACAATTTACATTCAACAACTTTTCCTGATGAAGGTAATGTAAATTGAAATAACCCTTTTTCGTTAGGTTCAATTTCAGGTTTCATAAAATTAATTTCATCTAATTCTACTTCAGTCTCAAATTCTTTTTTAGTAATAGGGTCTATTGTCTTAATTTTATATCCCGTACCAAACGCAGTATTTCTTAAAAACAACAAAATAGCTTGTACATCACCATCTAATAATTCTTCAACATTAAAGTTTGGTTCATAAATTTTTTGTTTCAACAAAGTTTTTATCAAACCCTCACTTTGTATCATATTAGGTGACATTAAAATATTTTCATCATTAGCGGTTAGATAACCCACCTTAATAGATGACTTTTTACTTTTATAAAATTTTCCACCCGAAGGTAACTTTACCACATCGTGTGGTAAATTCATTCCCATTTGTCCGTATTGTTCTGCTGTTTCCATAATTATTTAAATAAAAAAAACCATAGGGTTTCCCCTATGGTTAAATATATGACATTTATTTTTATCGTAAATAATATATTAGTAAACCAAAATACATCTATCAGGACGAAGAGTTGCCGTGATTGTTGCCAACCCATCATCACTATACGCTAATGAATCAAAATTCACATCTGTTAAGAATGTACCTTGTAAAATCCATTTTTCAACGGCAACCCCTGTAGGGTCTAACATTTCAAGGTCAAGGTCTTTTTTATATCCTGCAGCGTATCCCATACGACCTGTTACAGATTCAGAGTGAAGACGAACCCACTCCATTAGTGCTTGTGCCGCTGAAGGACCGATTGGGTCACGGAACGTTACGTTAATAATGTTCCAGTTAAATCGTCCTGCAACGAATGTTGATGTATTTAGGAATGGAATTTCAGTTGCTCCAATCGTTACCTGTGGACGTGAAGTAGATTCTACGTACCAAGAATTGATACCCAAAGATGAAGGGAAAGTTAGAATAAATCGATTCTTTCTTTTTGGTTCATACGGTGTGGGCATTTTCATTAATAAATCAGCCATAGTATTTTGGTTTTAAATTTGTTTCTTTTATTTTCTTATAAATATTATGAGTTCGAAAAAATTTTCTATTTACTTTATTTTAAAAATCGGTTACTCATAGTATGAGCCCAGATTTACTGAAATAATTTAAACTTCTTGTTTTTCTCCTCCTTTTGTTAAATAAGTTTTAACTAGTTTATCTTTATCTTCTACATCTAGAAAATCTTTAATCTTCTCTATGTTTCTAGCATCATCATCAGAAAAGCCTATATTAGGAATAAAATTGTTTTTTATATCATTCTTTAAATACGCCTTTTCACCCAACTCCTGTGCCATGTTTTTAACATACGAAACGAAATTTCGTAACGCCACTATCTTACCCTCCTCAGGATTTGCAGCACTACCCTCTCCGTATGTTACAGGATGAAACTTTGCTAAGTCCAAATAGAAGTCAATCATCTCTTTGTCACTCATTTTTGTTTCATCAAAATATTCACGATACCTTTTTAAATTGTCCAACAATTCATTTTTACTAATACCATTGTGGTCTGTCACAATCATATTATAAACAGCCTCACGAAGGGTGTTAGGGTTATGTCCCCTCGCAGTGATTATAGAAAAAATCGACCCCCCATTTATTGCCTCAACAAAATCATTCCATGAAGGACCTGGTTTTGCTAACATTGTATCAACAATAAATGCCTTATCACCCTTTACACCGAAATTACGGTAAGGGTCCTCAGCATATCCAACAACCTTTTTATTTTTATAGTCAAAAGGTTCTTTACCTATCTGTTCTCTATATTCCGCAAAGTCTTCTGTACTCATACCAACTTCACCACCGTTCTCATCTTGTAAAACAATTTGTGTTGGCATTGTTACAATATTATCATCCCAGTCAAAAGCATAATACTTTAAATCTGGTTCACCCGCATCATCAAAACCTTCTCTTAAAAGTTTTTCCTCAGCATATTCCTTAATTATTCTACGTATATTCATTACTTCTCTTTAGAAACTTTAGTGATTAATCTTTCTAATTGTTCTTCTGATACGACAATGTTTTGTGGTTTTTCAGAAAACGTCTTTTTACCAGAACTTTTGATTTCTAACGCTTCGTTTAAGTTTTTCTTTTTAAATTCCATTATTGTCTTTTTTAGGCTATAAAGGGGGGAACTTTCGAACCCCCCTTATATTGTGTTTATTATCTATTAGATATTTTCGAATGATGCTCCTGTTGGAGTAATCAAGAATTCAATATCGATGAATTCAAGAGCTCTTGTTGGTTTTAGATAAATTTTACCTGTTAGGGTATTTGAATCTAAATCTTCAGGAGTGTTTGATACTGTT